TGTAGCTAGCTATGTCGGACGCCCGAAGACACAAGATGAGTACAACCGCAATCTATTTATGCTCGCGGAGTACTACAACGCCAAGATCGGATTCGAGAACGATCGTGGTGAGCTTATTGCTTACGCCAAGAGATATCGCAAACTACATAAGCTACAAGAGGAGTTTGAGATGCTGGATAAAAAAGAACTCAAGTCAAGAACCGTACGACGACAGTACGGAATGCACATGACTGAGCAACGTAAACGTCAAGGTGAGCTATACATACGTGACTGGCTGATCACACCTAGACACACTGACGAAGATGGAAAAACAACACTTAACCTACACAGGATCTATGACCCTGCACTACTCCAAGAACTAATCAAGTTTAACCATAAAGGTAACTTTGACAGAGTCATGGCGTTTATGGTAGGAATGTACCACACCAGAGAGCTATATAATAAAGAGGTCGTAGAAATCCTAAAAGACCGGTCTACAGATGACTGGTTTGACAAGATATATCAATAATTTTGTAAGACATGTATGGACAGGCGAACCTCCCTAAACAGCGTATTCCTTTATCTCAAAAGACTAAAAAGTGGAGAGAGGAATGCGTAGAGAAGTATATTGACTTATCTAAGTTTGGGGTCAGTGAGCGCCGCTCCTACCTTAAGTCGTTGTATGATTACTACAACGGAGTTATTGACGAGCAAGACTACCGGTACGTGCTCAAGCCGTACGGTAAGACTAGGAATAACTTCCCGTCAAAGCTCAGAAACTACCCCATAATCAAGCCTATCATAGACTTGTTGCTTGGAGAGAAAGCCAAGCGCCCACTGAACTATACGGTGACTGTAACCAATGCCGACAGTACATCAATAAAAGAGCAGGAAAAGAGGGCTTTGATTATGGAGCAGGTGAACGCTATGTTCATGCAGAAGCTATCTCCACAGGAGATGCAGGGCGAAGAGCCTCAGGTCCCAACTCAGCTGCTAGAAGAGTTCGAGCGCAACTATGTAGACAGCAGAGCGCTCAAAGGGCAAGCTGCTATTAACTACATTATGCAGAATGAGGAAGTCAAGGACAAGTTCCAGAAAGGCTTCTTCCACTACCTAGTAACTGGGGAAGTGTACTCACACAAAGGTGTAGTCAGAAATGATCCGTTCTATGAGATCCTAAACCCTCTAGACATAGACTATGACAAGGACCCTGACCTTGAGTTTGTAGAAGATGGGGACTGGGCTATAGTACGTAAGTATGCACATGCATCTACAGTCATAGATATATTCGGGGAGTCCCTGACAGACGAGCAGATACTAGAGCTGGAAAACCCACAGCAGACATCAGCTGACTCATACCTATTGTACAGAGCTGAAGCTAACGGTAGTGATGAAAACATCTACCGCAACAGACTAATAGAATGCATTACTGTATACTGGAAAAGCCGTAAGCGCATTGGATTCTTGACCTACATGGACCCCTTGACGGGAGCTCCCGAAGAAATGATAGTAGAGGAGGGCTTCCGTCTAGCCAAGGAGCTAAAAGAGAAAGGAGCTAAGGTTAGATACGAGTGGGTCAATGAAGTATGGGAAGGCACGCGCATAGACGGGAGATTCTACATAGACATCAATCCCATTGCCAATCAGCGCACATCACTAGATAACCCATCTAAGTGCAAGCTTCCTGTAAACGGGAGAAAATACTCAGACATAAACTCTGACAACATCTCCATGGTCAGCCTCGGGATCCCGTACCAGCTGAACTACAACATATTCAAGTATCGTATGGAACTAGCTATTGCTAGATCTAAAGATATCATTGCACAGTTTGACATCAATATGATACCCAAGAAGTGGGACATGGACAAGTTCATGTACTTCGTAGAGGGTACCGGTATTGCATGGGTTGACTACAACAAAGAAGGGATCATGCTTTCCCCGCAGCACCAGTCTGTGCTGGATATGTCAATCAAGACTATCGATCAGTACCTTGCCCTACTTGAATCTATACAACTAGAGTGGGAAAAGATATCAGGAGTTAATAGACAGCGACAAGGTGGTATTGGGCCGTACGAAGGTAAAGCTGCATCGCAGCAGGCTATCGTACAATCAAGTCACATTACCGAGGATCTGTTCCGCAAGTTCACACGCTTTGAACAAAGAGAGCTGCAAGGACTGCTCGACTACTCCAAAGAAGCCTGGGTCAATGGTAAGAAAGGTATGTATGTCATGCCTGATACAACGATACAAATGTTTGACATATCATCAATGGAGTTGATGGAGTCAGAGTTTGGAATCTTTATGTCAGACTCTGGACGTGATCAGGACAAGCTGGAGCAAGCAAGAGCCATGGGTCAACAGATGGTGCAGAATGGGGTACCTGCTTCTGCAGTACTGAATATGTTTGATACTGAGAACTTTATTGGTCTTAAGGATAAGATTCAGAAGGCAGAGAAAGCTCAAGAAGAACTACAACAAGCTCAGCAGAAAGCGCAACAAGAGCAGCAACAACAGGCTATTCAAGCACAGCAACAACAAGCTGAGATGGATAGACTTGAGAAAGAAAAAGACAGACAGGTTGATATTGAAGTGGCGCTCATAAATGCAGAAGCACGAGATCAAAGCGACAAGTTGCAGCTTGATATGGAGAAGATGCTGCGTGAGTTTGAGATCAAAGAGAAAGAGATAGATCTCAAAGAGAAGGCTTTGTACAAAGAGGGAGATACTGAACCCAACGGAGTATGACCAACGAGGAGCGTAGAAATATCGTAGACCAAGCAAAAGCTCAAGGTTACCAAGGTAGCTATGTAGACTTGTTCAGGCAGGCTGCAGCCCACGGAGGTGCTGACCCAATGTTTGCAGCACTGTCTAACCAGGACAGGGCAGAAGGGTTAGCTCCATACCACGAAGCGGGTATGCACAACGCGGGTATGACGTTCCCAGACGTTGGTCCTAACGAACCAATGAATACTATGCGGACACGGGTTCCCATAGACATAAAAAAGTACGATGATAAGACCGGTCATCTGGTAGCGTCACATCTTAACATACCTCCGGGTCTAACTAACGTAGACTCCGGCCCTCGTAGAGGAACAGTACTTGAGACCCCATCTCGCAGACAAAAAGGTGGTCCAAAGGAAGACTATAACATGGCCAGAGCTAAAGAGCTCGGCTACAAGCCTGACTCTACTGGGCACATGCCTTCAGTAGACCATGAGACTGGGAATTGGCTTAAGTCCAAAAAGCATCCTACAGCATGGAAGGAACACCTGCACTCACAGCTAAGTCTTGACCCATTCTTTAAAGAAAATAAGACAGTTGTAAACCCAGAAGGATACTTCGGGAATGATCAACTGCAGTATGTCCCTAGGAAAAAACAACAGCGGGGAGGATACAATCCTGGGGAGTATATGAACGAGATGCAGCCCAAGGTATTCCCTAATCAAAAGAGGGATGCCAAATGGGTTAAGTACACTACGGATCACGACTTTGCAGGGAGATTTCCAGGAGAAACAAAAAGTAACAGAGAGCTTGGGTTAGAGATATCTAATAGGAATACTGTCCCGCTTCCTCCTAATCCTATAGGAGCTAAAGAAATTAAGCGTGCACAAGAAGGTACGTTTGCATCAGACAACACTAGTGTATCTATACCTCTCCCCCCTGAGGTATTCCTGAATCCTTTGCTCCCACATGAACAACCTAATCAAACTTCTATAGGCCCACAACCTGACATCAGCAAAAAAGAACAGGAAGGTCTAGATAAAATGTTTGAGGCTGACCAAAAAAGAAGAGAGCAAATAGCCAAAGGTGTCAACCCAAATACTGCATTCATGACTCCCCAAGGTCTTGGGGCTGACAATGAAGCTAGAGCAGCTTATGAGTATGATAACCCTGCTACCTCTAGCATAGGCCAGATAGCAGGAAGTATGGCATTACTGGGAGTACCTCAATCGCTTCCTACTGTTGGGCGAGGGGTAATAGCAGCTAACAGGGGTGTTGCAGCAGGAGGCGCTCGTCTAGCTCAAGGTGTAAATACAGCAGCATCAGCTGTAGGAAGAAGCCAAGTTGGTCAAGTCGGAAGTAGACTTTTAGCTAATACAGAGTTAGGACAGGGAGTAAGGGCATTTGGGGAAGGGCTTAAGTATGTAAGTGATAAAGTAGCTGCTGGAGGAAAGGCGGTTAACAATTACCTTTTAGGTACTAGAGCAGGGTCAACTATAAGCTCAGCATACAATGCACCTATGAACATGTTCAGTGGTGCCTCTGTTGCGGATGGAGTAAAGCTTGCAGTTACTATTCAAGGAGTACAACAAGTCCCAAAAGTGCCGGGGTACTTGGCATCAGGACAAATTGGTAAAGCTGCCTCAACACTTCTAAAAGTCCCTGGACTAAAAGCTGCCCCAGCTATGGCTCAGCTGAAGAATATAAAAACAATTTCTGACGCTAGTGCTGGAGCTTCTGCGGTAGCTGATTTAGGTAGTGCAGAAGATGCAGGTGACATAGCTGCTGTAACAAAGATGCTTCCAGGCACTAGTGGCATTAGAACAATAGCATCAGGTGTAGATGCAGTAAGGAGACAAGAAGGGGGACCTAAAGCGCAGCAAAAAACTCAGGAATTATATGAAAGTCTCCCAACGTGGGAAGACATGGGGGGATGGGAAGGTGTATGGGAGCATGGGCTAGATTTCTTCCCAATCCCAGGAGCTACAGCCAGAGAGAGAATATCTGAGAATATAAAGCC